CCTTACGGAGTTCCTTTCTCACTAGTTCTAATAGGATTACCTATGAACCAGCTCAAACTTTGTCCCTTCCACTGGGATGCAGTCCCCTTCAGCTTTCGCCTTAATTGGGTCTTCGATCCTGATTTTGGTTGGTTGGAGTTCTACTGGTTTGATGAGGCCTTAGAACCTCATCTTTGAACTAGTGCGCCTAGTCGGTGTATTCCCCTTCCTAGATCACTGGGAAGAAAGGGTAGTGCAGCTTAATACTGCCACTCGCCTAGGTTCGTTGGGCCCGCCATTAAGTGATCCACCTAATGGTAAGCCGGGTCCAACACAGAGAGGTGACGCCTGTCAAGCGTGGACTGCATCGACTCTTCCAGGAGTTAATATGGTCTTACCTATCTCTGGCCCGTTCGGATCTTTCGAACTTCTCAAAGGACCTCCTGCAGGGAATATAACACCCTACTGGTACGTCCAAACGAGGAGATGGTTTCGGCAGGTTAAGCCTTACGACTTACCCCTCGAGACCGATCTGAATAAGGTCCAAGTCACGACATTCCGTGGCGGTAACGGCGTTGGTTACGTCGATATCGGCATGGCTGGTCCTCTCAAAGAGGATTATTTTGACATTGTTCAAAATAAAGCTCTCGAAAAGCTCAAGTCTGACATTGGTGACGAATCCATGTGGTCCGTCAACTTGAAGGAATGGAAACAATCCTTCGACCTTATCTCCGGCCCGGCCACTACCCTGTGGCAGTTTTCCAGGAAACTCCGGAGGTTCGATTTCCCTGGCGCAGCCAAGGTGCTAAAATCCCAGGTACCTCGCGGGTTGAAGCCGACTGCTAAGCATTTCGGTGACAACTGGTTGAAGTACCACTTTGGGATTGAACCCCTAATGAAAGACATTGCGGCTGGGGTAAATACTCTCCAGTCGCCGTTACCTTCAAAAGAGGTTTCGGGTCGTTCAGTGTTCAAGACGCCTAATGAACGTCTTGATGCAGGGATCCTCATATACAACACTGTGTATGAGACCCGCTGCAGGTTGTCTTGTAGAGTTGAGGTGTCTAACCCCAATCTCTTCCTTGCCAACCAACTGGGTTTCACCAACCCGGCTACCTTTATTTGGGAGACCATACCCTTCAGCTTTGTTGTTGATTGGTTTGCTAACGTTGGCCAATTCCTTGGCCAATTTAGCATGTTTGCTGGTTTGGAAATCCTAAACCCTCAAACCTCTCTTTTTCAGGTCGCTAATAGAACTGTCCTTGGGGGCAGCTTAAGCCCCGACTGGGCGGATATCACCGCCACAATTGACAGAGTCTATATGACGCGACGCAGGTCTCTACCTGGTGTCACGTTAAAGGTTACGCCCTGGAAGGCGCCCTCTC